GTCTAGACAGATATCGCCGCATCGCTCGGTGCTGATGTGCCAGCCGTACGCGCCGTACCAGTCGGCGGCGCTCTCATAGTCGGTATCGGCCTGCTCGACCAGACGTAGGTGAGTAGATCCGGTGCGAATGTGGGTTCTCATGGTCGTATCTCCTAGGCCCCAGGTGGATTCGGCGGGGCGGGCCGGGTTCGGGGCTGGATGCCCTCGCGGTATGGCTAGAGGATACACGATCGCATATCGATGTCAACATGATCTTTTTTGGGTTTGCTTTTAAGTCGGAAAACATGAAAAAACCACGGTAAAATGGCACTTTTTCGTGTGCAATCGGATAGGTGCGCGATTGCGTTTGCACAGGGGCAGGCGGAAATCGCACCAGATCAGCACGCGCTGAGCGTAGGCTCTGGTCATGTCCGACCGACCACGCCGGAAAAACGGCCAGCTGGCCAAGAAGCGGGGGCGAAAGCCCAAGTGGGAAGATCGCTTCCCCAGGTTGGCCTACCGTTTGGCGCTGCTGAATGCCACTGACGTGCAAGTAGCCGCTACGTTTGGGGTTACGGTTACGGCGCTGAACAACTGGAAGAAAGCGCACCCTGAATTACTTGCAGCGTTGCGCAAAGGACGCGATGAGGCTGATGCCAATGTGGCCCGCGCTCTGTATCGCCGGGCTGTGGGATACCGACACCGGGCCAAGAAGATCTTTTGCCAGGAGGGCCTGGTAACTGAGGTACCCTACACCGAGCAGTATCCCCCTGATACCGGCGCGGCTGTCTTCTGGCTCAAGAACCGGGCCCAGGACAAGTGGCGCGACAAGCAGGAGGTCGAGCACTCGGGCGAGATCGGGCTGGCGGATCGATTGAGCAAGGCGGTCAAGCGTGCAGACGGCAACTAAAGACACCGCTGAGGACCGGCTGATTGCCGAGGTGGCCAAGTGCCATCTGGATCCCCTTCGTTTTGTCCGGCTGGCGTTTCCGTGGGGCGAGGCCGGCACCGAGCTGGAGCACCATCTGGGTCCGCGTGGCTGGCAGATCAAGGAACTGGAAGGCATTGGCGAGGCGCTGCGAGCTGGCGCTACGGCCTCGGATGCCGTGCGGCGGGCGGTGGCATCAGGCCACGGCATCGGCAAGTCGGCCCTGGTGTCCTGGATCATCCTGTGGGCCATGAGCACATCGGCGGGCACCAAGTGCGTGGTCACGGCCAACACGGAGGCCCAACTTCGGACCAAGACTTGGCCCGAGGTGGCGAAGTGGCACCGGATGAGCATCTGTAGCCACTGGTTCACCTTCACGGCAACGGCGCTCTACAGTGTGGACGAGGCTCATGAGAAGACCTGGCGAGCCGATGCCATCCCTTGGAGCGAGACGAATACCGAGGCGTTCGCGGGCATGCACAACCAGGGCAAGCGGATCCTCTTGGTGTTCGATGAGGCGTCTGCCATTGCTGATCGTATCTGGGAGGTCGCTGAGGGTGCCCTGACCGATGCTGATACCCAGATCGTCTGGGCCGCATTCGGTAATCCGACCCGCAACACCGGGCGATTCCGCGAGTGCTTTGGTCGCTTCGCGCATCGCTGGACCCATCGGCAGATCGACAGCCGCACGGTCGAGGGCACCAACAAGGCGCAGATCGATCAATGGGTGGCCGACTATGGCGAGGATAGCGACTTCGTCCGTGTCCGTGTCAGAGGTCAATTCCCACGGGCAGGCAGCACGCAGTTCATTGCTGGCGATGTGGTCGAGGCGGCGGCCAAGCGCGAGGCCGTTGCCCATTTGTCTGATGCTCTGGTGCTGGGCGTGGACGTGGCCCGATTCGGCGACGATGAGAGCGTGATCCAGCCCCGACGTGGTCGGGATGCGAGGACATCCCCTGCACGTCGATTCCGAGGCCTGGATACCATGCAGTTGGCAGCCAAGGTCCTGGAGTACCGCGACGACCTGGCCCGCATGGGATTCCCGGTGGACGCGATCTTCGTGGATGAGACTGGCGTGGGCGGCGGCGTCATTGATCGGCTTCGCCAGCTCGGGCAGCGGGTGATCGGCGTCAACAATGGAGCGGCCAGCGACACTGCGGTGGAGGGTGAGCTGGTGGCCAACAAGGGCGCTGAGTGCTGGGCCAGGATGCGGCAGTGGCTGCCCCAGGGAGCGATTGCGGATGATTCGGACCTACGGCAACAGTTGGAAGGCCGAGAATATGGCTTCAATGCCCACAATGAGATCGTACTCGAGCGAAAGTCTGACATGAAGAAGCGCGGCCTGTCGTCACCCGACCGAGCTGACGCCCTGGCCCTGACCTTTGCCTACCCCGTGGTGTCGGCTGCCGCTATCGCCGCATCAGGTCATCAGCCCCAGACGGCGCAGATTGATTTCGATCCATACGCCTAGCTCGTTTCGGTTTTCGCAACAATTACCGAGGAACGACTGAGCCAGCTACCGGCGCGTAGCCTGTGACTATGCTGGCGTCGCTTCCCTCTGTCCAGACTCGCGAGGCGTGTCGGCTGGTGCCGGTCGCTGCGGACATCGATGTGGGTCCCGTGCGCCAGGCGCTGCTTGCCAGCCCAGGCCTGTGGCATCGCCGCACCCTGCGCCAGGACTTTCCCGGCAGTCCACATGCGGAAACCCAGGCCATCTGGCTGCGGGCACCGGCTGACCTGAGCGATATCGCGGCCAGCTTCCACGATCTGAACCCGGTCGACTATCCCGAATACGACGAGATCCCCGGCGTGCGGGCATTGGTCGGTGCCATCGCGGCGGCAGTCGGAGCCCAGCGCGTTGGCCGTGTGCTATTGGTCCGGCTTCCCGCTGGTGCATTGGTCGAGGAACATTCAGACCAAGGTGCCTACTCGGACCGCTTCGACCGCTTCCACTGCTGCATCCAGGACGGCGATGCCAAGCTGGTGATCGCGGGCGAGGACTACCACCTGGCCGATGGCGCATTGGCCTGGGTCAACCATAAGCTGCCCCACGCTGCGGCGGGCGGGTCGAGTGACCGCATCCATCTGATCGTGGACTGTGTCGCCCCTGCCTGGCGCTGCCATCGAGGCGGTCCCTTCCAACGTGAGGCAATTCACGGCATCTGGGAAGAGGTGATGCCGCTGTTGCGGGCGCACAAGGATGAGATCGCGCACTATAGCGACATTGACCTGGCCCCGGACTTCGCGGCGTATGAACGACTGGAAGAGTCTGGCGCTTTGCGGGTCTACACGGCTCGCGATGAGAACGGGCGGCTGGTCGGCTACTCGGCCCACTTCGTGCGGCCCAACCTGCACTACTCGCGCAGCCTCCAGGCTCAGCAAGACGTGCTGTTCCTGCTCAAGGACTATCGGCGCGGAGGCCTCGGCCTGCGCCTGATCCGCTACGCGGACGCGCAACTGCGGGCCGAGGGTGTCCAGGTATCCATGCAGCACGTGAAGGCACGGGCTGACCTCGACTTTTCCCCCCTGCTCAAGCGCCTGGGCTATGAGCACGTGGATCAAATCTACTGCCGGAGACTGGACTCATGACCGACAAAGGCCAGATCGTCAACGCCAAGCGCGTGCTGACGATTGATGTCACCATCCCCGTGCTGTCTACACCGGCCACCGTCTGGTCACTGGTTTCGGCCGTGTTCGGCACACTGGAGATCCACGATGTCCAAGTGCGCTTCTGGCGCATTTTGCCCCAGGTCGCTGATGGCACGGCACGGGGCGCGATCCGCTACGGTCATGCCGCTGCCGAGGTGAATGGCCACTGCGCGGCAGAGATCGCCCTGGAGCAAAGCACCACGGACCTGTCGGCAACCTGGGTCTGCGGCAACACCGAGGCGACCGTTGCGGCTGTCCTGGAAATCTCGGTGGACTGATGGCCGTCAGCGTGCCCATTGCAGCAGCCGTCATCACCACGGTGGGGACCGGCGTGGCGCAGCATCACGCGCAGAAGAAGCAGGCGCGGGCGACGGACCAGGCAAATGCCCAAATCAACCAGGAGCGGCAGAAGCAGGCCGAGGCGCAGACGGTGCGCGATAGCCAGGCCGAGCAACGGCGGCGTCGCCTGATGCAATTGGCTGGGGCTGACCTCGCTAATCGCTCAACCCTCGGCGGATCTGCTGGTGGCGTGGCCGGTGGTACGTCCGGCAAGAGTAAGCTGGGCCTCTGATGCAATCGGAACCCGTCAAGCCATTCCAGCAACGACTGGCTGCGCTCAAGCAAGAGCGGCAGTCCTGGGAACCGCGTTGGCGTGACGTGATTGACAATCTGCTGCCAGCGCGTGGGCGATTCGTGCCCACTGACGCGAACAATGGACGGCGCAAGGATCAGCTGATCGTGGACAATACGGGCGTCCTGGCCCTCAACGTCATGGCGTCCTCGATGGCGAGCCATATCACCAGCCCGGCGCGGCCCTGGTTCTTTCTCAAGCCGTCAGATCGGCGACTGGAAGACCGGCATGATGTGCGTGTGTGGCTGGACGAGGTCCAGCTTGTGATGGCCGACATCCTGATTCGGTCCAATTTCTACCACGTCGTTCCCCTGCTCTACACCGACATCGGGGCCCTGGGAACCTCGGCAATCTACGCCGAGGGCGATACGCGGGACGTGGTGAGGTTCTCCCACTTTCCGGTCGGCAGCTTCTACGTGGCTAACGATGCACGGGGTCGCGTCGGCGTCTGCTACCGTGAGATGCGATTCACGGTTGGCCAGCTCGTTGAGAAGTTCGGCTTGGACAAGGTCTCTGGCAAGGTCCGCGAGCAATTCCAGGCTGGCAAGCTGGACGTGTGGCATGATGTGGTCTGGGCTCTGGAACCTCGCGAGCATCGCAATCCGCAGGCCCTGGGCACTGCCAGGATGGCCTATCGGTCGGTGTGGTACGAGACAGTCAACCACAACCAGCAACTCCTGCGCGACAGCGGCTATGAGGAACTGCCGGTCATGGCCCCACGGTGGCAGGTCACGGGGGAGGATGCCTATGGCGTTGGCCCCGGCATGGACGTGCTGGGCGATGTCAAGGAATTGCAGGCCTTGAACAAGGCCCGATCCAAGGCCGTGGCGCTCAAGAATAACCCGCCGTTGCAGGGACCCGGGGCACTGTCTGGCAGGCCCGTGCAACTGCTGCCCGGTGGGCTCAACTTCTTGGATGGTCCTGGCACCGATGGATGGCGAGAGGTCTACAAGGCCGACCTCGGCCTGTCGGAGATCCTGGAAAACATCCAAGACGTGCGGCAGCGCGTGCGGCGCGGGCTCTACGAGGACCTTTTCCTCATGTTCGCGCAGTCGGACCGGCGCGAGATCACGGCGGCTGAGATCCGTGCCCGTGAGCAAGAGAAGGTCCTGGTGCTGGGCCGCGTCCTGGAATCCCTCAATCAGGAGCTGCTGGACCCGGTCATTGATCGCGTCTTTGGTCTGGCGTGGCGGGCTCAAAAACTGCCGAAGCCGCCGAGTGGTATCGAGGGCATGGATATCCGCGTCGAGTACACCAGCGTGATGGCTCAGGCCCTGCGTGGTGCGGGCATGGCATCGCTGAATGGCCTGCTCGAACTCGCTGGCGCAATGGCCAACGTGGATCAGAGCGTCCTGGATGTGGTCGATGCTGAGGCCAGCTTGCGTGAGGCGAGCCTCATGTTGGGCGCACCGGCCAAGGCTCTGCGTTCCGCCGAGGACGTGGCGGCGATCCGTGAGCAACGAGCCCAAGCCGCCCAGGCCCAGATGCAGGCTGAGCAGGCCGCTGTTGCCGCCAAGGCAGCCAAGGACCTGAGCGCCGCCGATACCTCTGGCAAGAATGCCCTCACCGATTTGGCAGGAGTCTGACTATGGCAATCATCCCCTACACGAAGCGAGTTATTGCGCCCAGCCATGTGCGCATCACGTGGCCCGGCCTTGGGTCTGGCGACGAGGGTCAGCCCGTCGACCTGGCCGAGTTCCCCGATCGTTCGATGTGCGTCACCGGCACCTTCGATGGCGCTGAGGTCGCCATGGTCGGATCCATCGACGAGGACGACACCTATCTGGAAGTCCATGATCCCAGCGGCAATCCGCTGACGTTCACCGAGGCACGACTTGAGCAGATCCTGGAAACGACCCAGGAAATCAAGCCGACTGTGACCGGTGGTAGCGGCAGCACGAGCATCAAGGTCACCCTTTTTCTGAGAGCACCCCGATGAGCATCCCCATCAACAAGGCCCTGCGGTCCTTTGTGTCAGATCTTTCCGACCTGGTTGACCAAGTCGACCGCTGCAACGGTCTGGAGAATCGCGAGCGAGAGCTGTCCGCATCGGTGGAGGCCCTGGCACAGGAACGCGACCGGATCCGGGCAAGCAACGCCCAGGCCGCTGCGGACGCCCAGGCCGCTGCTGAGCAGGTCCGGCAATCGCTGGATGCGGAATTGAGCAAGCGACGGAATGAGGCGCTGGCCCAGATCGACGCAGACCTTGCCGCGCTCCAGGTCGCCTATGAGACCACCAAGGCGGCGAACGATGCGGCCCGCGAGTCACTGGCCGGATGGCAGGCGCAGTGCGATCAGGCCCAGGCTAAGATGGCCGAGATGGAAGCGCGATGCGCATCGATGGCCAAGCAGGCAGAGGCCGCGCAGGCGGTCATTGCTCGGGCTGAGGCAATCAAGGTGGCCATGGGGACCTAACCACGGACCACCTAGAAGGCCCTCGTGTAAATAGGACCATCCCATGACCATCGCCACCGACTTCGAGATTCAGAATGACAAGGATATCCGCTACATCGGCGCTGCCCATGCGGCGTCCGGTGCAGGATATTACACCGTGCTGGAATTGCACCGTTGGCTGCAAGACCTGGCTGACGATGCGGGGGCGTCGGGCGATGACTTCCTGGATATCACGCGGGACACCCCTTCCGACAAGTCGTTCGACACCATCATCACCCTGATCAATGGGTACAACATTGACGACACGGCGGCGGAGCATCTGTATGCCGGTTCGATCCTGCAAGCCGATGGGGATGAGATCTATGACGGTGTGCAGATCGTCGCGAATGCTGGCGTACATGTGGAGATCGTCCAGAACGGCGCGATCATCAGCAATGACTTCTGGAACAGTATTCCCTTCGGAAGCAGTGATAAGGGTCTGAATCCCGACAGCGCCACCGGTACCGCTGCCCGATTCCTGGTGAAGGTGCGCACGGGCGGGGCCGATATCGATGGCCGCCGCCTGTTGTTCCAGACCCGTGAGTGGGGATTCTCGTTCTCGGAGTTCCGGATCCCCGGCACCGGTCGCGGTATCAACGTGGTTCCCCTGACCTATACGGCAGACCTGAACAACGCCACGGCTTCGGGCACTGTGGCAGGCTGGACGACGATCACCAATCTTTCCGCTGGCTACAACGGCATCGATGTGACCAATGATGGGTCAGATGAGTACTACTACAGCGAATGGGACCGCGACACCTACACCATCAATCAGCTCTATGAGCGGATGAAGTACCTGACCCGACGTGGGTCGGCGGAAACGCTCTACGGCCTGAATGGCGAATTGTTCCGGGGCATCACCCATCAGATCACGGTGGACAATCCCAGCGCCACCGACTTCAGCGCGGTGGAAGCGGTGTCCTGGTCCGGCGGCACCGGGCAAATGCTGGCCATCAATGATGTGAATGCGCCGACCACGATGTGGATCCAGTTGTTGACCGGCGTGGCACCGACTAACGGACAGACGATCACCGGATCTACCTCTGGTGCCACCTGTGATGTCAACGTCACCGTCACTGAGCGCAGCTTGTCCTTCCCGTTCTGTGGTGTCTCCACCGGCAGCGCAATCATCGGTGCCTACGGCTTCGGCATCAAGGCCTTGGACCTGAGTGCCAGCGACAAAGTCTTCGACCTCACCAATACCCAGCGCACTCCGCCCAACTATGTGACCTTCACGGTCGGCGGCATCGTCAGCGGTGAGGACTACGTCTTGGTTGCCCCAGCGGACGGCAGCGCCATCGATCTGGACTTCTTCACGCTCGACGGGGCGCTCAGTGGCGGCGCGGTCACGTCGGTGGTGGTCAATGAAGCGATCCCAGCTGATACCCCGGCAACCGGGACCATCCGCATCCAGCGGGCAAATGGTGCCTACACCCGGCATCCCTACTCAGCCTACAACACCGGCACCAAGACCTTCACCATCACCAGCCACGACTTCAGCACGAACAACGCGGCCAATGGTGCCAACTGCTACCCCAGCTACATCGATAAGCTGGCGGCATCGACCAGCGAGGCCTTTACCTCGGTGTATGTCTCAGATCGCGCCCTCTATGTCCGCGTGCGCGATGGTGGAGGCACCCCGATCAAGACCTTTGAGTCCACGGGTACCCTGGGCAGTGCAGGCGGCTCTGCCACGGCGGTCCGGACCTCGGACGCCTGATCCATGGCGACGATCACCGCTGATGAGTATCTGGACAGCGGAACCGCTCGGACCGCTGGCGAGGACTGGACCTGCAACGGCGGTCGGCTGACGGTACGCACGGACACCCGCTGGCACGCGGATGCCCCGGCCTCTATGACCGGTACGCTCGGATCGGTCTCGATCAGCGCGACGCTCGGCGGCGGCTACACCATCGACGGGCGCAATGTCCGCTGGATGGCCTACGACGCTGGCGCTGGCAACGTCCCAGCTATCGGCTCGACCATCACCGGGGGAACCTCTGGCGCGACGGGGTACATCCTGGGTATCTGGGCATCCATCACCGCAGCCCCCACGGCAGTCGGCGCAGCGGCTGGCGCTACCGGATTCATCAAGTTCCGTGAGGTCACGGGCGCATTCGAGGACAACGAGGCGCTGACCAGCTCGGACGGCAGCGGCTTCACCGGCAATGCCAACGGCGTGGACGTGGTCGGATGGATCGAGGTGGTCCATGATCAATCCGAGGCCATCACGGTCCCCCGCTTGGGTGACATGACCGTTCGCGGTGACTGGTTTGACCTAGGCACGACCAGCGGCAGCGCCAATCAACTGGTCCAGCTTCCCACCAATGGCAGCAGCACGACCTATGGGCTGGGGCTCTGGATCGCCAATACGGCATCGCCGACCACGGACGATGACTACGACTTTTATCCGGCAATCTACATCGCTGGCATGAACACGACCAACTTCGACACCGATGAGCGGTGCAAGTTTGTGTGCATGGAGACTGACGGACAGCTTCGCATTGGGCACAACGGCACCGGAGCGGTCTGCTATGTGCCACCGGCAGGACGTGCCATCCGCGTCCCCAATATCTTTCTGCGCCAGGCCACCACGGCGGCACGGGATACCAATGCGATCCCGCACGCGACCCTGGGCACTCGCCCAGATTTTTCAACCACAGCAGGCGGAAATCTCGATTGGGATCATTGTTCCTGTGACTGGTATGTGCTCTTTTCCCAGCCTTATGCGGTCCGGCTTGAGAATTGCGCCTTTGAGCGGACGCTGTCCATCTCGGAATGCGCCACTGATTTAGATATCTATGATGTCGGGATCGCCACATCAACAACAGTTGACACCAATGCCCTGGTCCTGACCTCCAACTTCGCTGGCGGGGTCATCGAAAAGGGGTCATTCCACCGATACTCGACCGGGTCGAGTGATCACGCGGTGAGCGTCCAATTCTGCATCAACCTGTCATTCATCGACTGCCAGGCTGGCATCATGACCTACGCCAGGACGACCAGCGGCGTTGCGTTCTATCTGAGCCAATCCGCTGATTGCGACATCACCAGGCTGACCAATTTCAATGGGCAGCTTACCGTCAATTCCTGTTCTGAGGTGACTGTCACCGATCTGGATCACTGTGATCGCTATCTGGGTGAAACAAACTCAACTAGCGGAATCTATGCGATCCTCTTCCAGAATTGCACTGATTGCATTGCCGATGGCGTGACCTGGGGCCTCAACGACACGCAGCCGAATTGCCATCCTTATCTGGGGGTGTTCAACGAGAACGCCGGGACGCGGAACATTTTCCGTAATGTTGGGACACGGGCCGCCATCGCTGACGGCGGCAGCGCCCATAGCCCATCTTATATCTATGTGAGCGCCGGGAATTGCGTCGATACCAAGGTGCAGCGGTGCTATGTGCAGCCGACGCGCACCGGGGCGATCGCCACGCAGAACAACGACACCCGGCAAACGTTTGAACACGTCTATGGCGACTTTTCGGACACCATGACGGTCCAGGCGCTGAACAGCATCGTCCGCAATTGTGGCGGTACCAATACCGTCAGCGCAGTTTCCTCAGTCTACGGCACTCACTTCTGGGATGCGTTCACCTCTGACACTGAGGGTCGCGTCATCCTGTCGATGAATGAGCCAACGGAGGATACCGATGGATTCGTGACCGTGGTTGCTGGGACACCCAGGTTCACCTCGGCTGGTGGCTTGACCATGCCAACGCTCAACGATGAAATCATCATTGAGCAAAGCTATTTCGTGAAGGGGTGCACCGGCCTACCGAACACTGCACCCGTGGTGACCGGGACGAATGTCACCTATGTGAGTGGCCCAGATTGGGGCAATCACGACATCTATTTCCAGATCGATGTGAATGATGGCTCGGGCTGGAATGGATCATGGCTGGACCTGACTGGCGCAAACCTGAACAGCTTCACCGGTGACATCGATCCAGACCTGGGGTTCAAGCTCAAGTATCGCATCGTCTGCGACACGGCGGCCACCAACAACCTGATCAGCTACATCAGGATCAGCACCGACAGCACCTTGACGGCGCAGACCAATAATCTGTATCCGCTCGATACCGTTCCCATCACGGTCACGGTGCTAGATGTGCTGACGGGAGACCCTATCCAGAACGCCCGGGTATTCATCGAGGCCGACAGCGGGGGCCCTGCCAGCGCAGGGGAAGACATCCTGACCGGTCTGACCAATGCCTCAGGTGTCATCACTGGCACCACGGAATACGTCAGCCAGCCAGTGGTGGGGAAGGTCCGGCGTGCGTCGGCTGGCTACGGCACGTTGTATAAAACCAGCCCTATCTCGGCGACCATCGATACCGACGGTCTCGCCCTCACCATTCTGATGATTCCGGACGAGTGAACCATGCCACCCAGCGTTAACTGGAGCACGCAACGGATCACCATCCCGCAGAGCGACCTGACCCTGGTCAGCGGCGTGCTCTATGAGCTGGACGTGGATGAGTTTCGCCTGGACCTCAAGGACATCGAGGACGGCGAAGAGGGCATCGCCTTCCCGGATACCCATCGACACAATACCCAGGTGACGCTGTCGGGCGTGACCTATGCCCGGACCTTCGAGGTCATCAACGGCTATACGGTGGAGTTCGAGGATACCGGCAGCCCCTACACGGTGCGCTGCATCGGTGCGAACCACAACCTGGCTGATGTGTTCGTGGCGGGGACTACCGAGGTTTCCTTGATCATTGGCAATAGCGCGGGCCTGATCACGGTGTCGAGTGGCAGCGGCCTATCCACGGCTCAGGACGAGGCCTTGACGTTGATCAAGAATCTGATTGAGGCCGACGAGGTCCACACAGCGACCCAGGTGAAGAAGCTACTCAAGGGCACGGCAACGGAACTGCTGGTCAAGGACCACAGTGGCACGCCGCTGACGAGCTTCCAGGCGGTGGAGCCATGATCTGGACCCTGGGCACGCCGGGCGTGTGGGCAACCTTCTGGGGGGTTGGCCTCACGGATGACGTGGAAGACCTCCCTTTTATTAACCTGTATTGCCGACGCAGAGGCAGGCGATGACCCCCGAGCAGAAGCTGGAAATCCGCCAGCAAGAGGAGGACCTACGGGCCGTGCTGGCGACGCCCCAGGGTGAGCGCGTCCTGTGGCGGATCCTGTCCAAGACCGCCCCCTTTCAGCCGACCTTTGCCCGGTCTGATCGTGAATCAGCCTTCGCTGAGGGTCGCCGAAATCTGGGCCTATGGCTGATCGGCGAGCTTCAACGTGTTGGGCCTGACGTGTTCCCCGGGATGCTTTTGCGCCACGCAGAAGCCGTTTCGCTTTCCGCAACAAATCAGGCGGAAGCGGACAAGGACAGCGAACACGCCTAGGGTTGCGGGCATGCCTGGTGCCGCTGCCACTGATGCAACTGGAACCGCGACCGAAACCAAGGTCGGCGATGCGGCCACGGCTGCCGGTGACACGAATGCTGGCGATGCTGCCACGGCAACGCAGACCACTGGCACCGAAACCAAGACCGAAACGAAATCCGAAGACTACACCCTGGCTCCCATCGAGGGCGGCGTGTTGGACGAGGCTGGCGTTGCCCAGGTGCAGACCTTGGCCAAAGACCTCGGCCTGTCCAAAGAGGCAGCCGAGAAGTTGCTGACCGCCCAGGATGCCGCCTTCAAGGCGAACCAGGACGCCCAGCTTTCTGCCTGGGAAGCCCGCAAATCTGAATGGGTCGAGGCCTGCAAGGCTGATCCCGAGATCGGCGGCGCGAAGGCTGAGGTCGCAGACAAGCACCTGGCCGCCGTGCTCCAGCGCTTCGACAGCACCGGCGAATTCACAAAAGAGCTGGAAGCCACTGGCTTCGACAAGCACCCCATCGTTCGCCGTTTCATCGCCCGCATTGGCGCGTCGATGAGTGAAGACGGCGGCGCGGGTGCTGGAGCACCAGCGGCAAAGCCCAAGACGCGGGCTGAAATCCTTTATCCCAACGGCTGACCTGACCAAGGAATCCCCACATGGCCACCCTCTCCGGCGTAAGCCTCATCGATGTCGCCAAGATCACGGACCCGAATGGTTCGCTGGCGGTCGTTGCTGAACTGCTGACCGAATCGAATCCGATCATCGAAGATGTTCCGATGTACGAATCAAATCAGGCCACCAGTCACCAGATCACCCTCCAGACCAGCCTGCCCACGGCGGCGTATGTCAGTCACAATGAGGGCTCCCAGCCGAGTAAGGGCACCACTGATCAGGTGACCGAGCCCATCGGCATGCTGGAAAGCTGGGGTCAGGTGGCCAAGACCATCGCCGACCTCAATGGCAACACTGCCGCCTTCCGAGCGCAGAAGGCTGTGACCCATGTCGAGGCGATGGCCCAGGAGTTTGCTGGCACCCTGATCTATGGCGATCACAGCCTTAACTCGAAAGAGTTCACCGGCCTGGCCAAGCGCCGCGCCACCCCCGGCGATCACTGCTTGGATATTGGCGCGAGCAACGATGACAACACCTCGATCTATCTCGCTGGCTGGGGCCCCGGTGGCATCTATGGCATCTACCCCAAGGGTAGCTCAGGCGGCCTGGAACATGTGAATCTCGGGCTGGAAACCGCCACCGATTCGGCTGGTAAGCTGATCCGCGTCTATCGCGACCAATGGATCTGGAAGCATGGTATCGCCCTCGAGGATCCTCGCTGCCTCATCCGCGCTGGCTCGATCGATGTCTCGTCTGTCATGGCCGATACCGCTGGCAGCAGCATCAAGCTGCTCGAGATCATGCTCAAGATGCTGCACAAGCTCCCTGAGCGTGCGAGCCTGATGCCGGTATTCTACGTCCCTGCGTGCATCGCCTTTGTGCTCGACGCACAGGCGATGAATAAGGCCAACGTGAATCTGGTCGCTGGCATGGAAGAGGGCAAGCCCAAGACCCGCTTCCGTGGCATCCCGATCAAGAAGGTCGATCAAATCCTGGAGACTGAGATCAAGGTCTGATCCTGATCGAAGTGAGAGTGTGCTGACCCCCGGCGTCCAGGTGACGGCGGGGGATCGGCGTCGAAAACCTCCCGGAGAGTACCAGATGAACACCGACGCCAAACTCTTGCTGTGCAGCGCCCTCACCTTTGCCACGGGCGGCGGCCAAGGCTCGACCAACGTCATCGACCTGGACGAAACCGGTCGGCGCATCGGTGCCGGTGAGCCTCTGGCTGTGGAGTTGAATGTCACCACAGCCGCCACTGATACCGGAGACGAAACCTATACCTTCGCGGTACGCACCAGTTCAGCCGAGAACATGGGTACCCCGACCACTCAGGAGACGGTGACCATTGCCCGCACGGCGCTGACGCTGGGCTCCAAGCACCTGATCCCGCTCAGTGGCGTCAAGGACTACCTGCGTTACTTGGACCTGTACTTCACGGGCACCAATGATCCCAGCGTCGGCATCACGGCTCACCTGGTGCCCCTGGCCGGTGTGGGCAACACCAAGGAATACGCCACCGCTGGCGGCTTCACCAACTGAGCCGCTGACAGCTATTTCTTCAAGGATCCCCAGCTATGCCAACGTATCGAGCAACCCGCGACATCATGGTGGAAGGCCTTGGACGCATCCGCAAAGGTGCGGTGTTCACGGTCTCGGATAAGACGCCGGTCCACAAGTCTGCTGAGAAAGTGGTTAGCCAGAAGGAACTGGAGCAGGCCGCGATCTATCTGAACGAGAAGGCAGCCAAGGAGGCCAAGGAGGCTGAGGCTGCTGAGAAGCGTGCCGCCGATGCCAAAGCCAAAGCCGACAGGGAGCGCGAGGAAGCCGATGCGGCAGCCAAAGCGGCCAAGGACGCAGAGGCCAAAGCGAAGGGCGACAAGAAGGGCTGACCGCCGCCCCATCCCTGGCGCTGCTTTGCAGACCCGGCGGCGTCATGCCTGCCGGGTCTGTTCATGAAGGAACCCCATGCCTGCAACCAGCACCACCCAGATCGCCAACTTGGCGCTGTCGCACCTGGGCATCGGCATGGAGATCAGCGACCTGGGCACCGAGAACAGCACCGAGGCAGCGGCGTGCAGATTGCACTATCAGCCGGTGCTGGACACCTTGCTGGAGCGGCATCCCTGGGCATGGGCGAATGCCACGGCCACGCTGGCGCTGGTCGACGAGGACCCGACCCAGGAGTGGACCTACAGCTATCGCCTGCCCGTCAATTGCGCTGCGCCTCGCCGGATCCTGAGCCCTCTGGGTCACATGGATCCCAATCCGATTCCCTTCCTGCGGGTCGATGATGCCAGCGGTGGGCTGATCTACTGCGATGAGGCCGAGCCCGTCCTGGAATACACCAAGCTGATCACCAACGTGGCGCTGTTCCCGATGGTCTTTGTTCGCGCGCTGGAGTGGGCACTGGCTGAGCAGATCGCGGAACTCTTGAGTGCGAAGCCGGAGCGGGCCGAACGGGCGCGGCAGATGGCTGAGGACTGGATCCTCAAGGCGATGGCGGCGGACGGCAACCAGAGCCGCAACCAAGCCATGCCGGATAGTGAATTCATGCGGGCGAGACTCTGATGCCATCGGTCATCCAACGCGCCTTTAACGGGGGAGAGGTTTCCCCCAAGCTGGCACCCGCTCGGGTGGACCAGGCGCGGGTGGCCTACGGCGTGCGTGAGATGACCAACATGATTGCCGAGGTGGGTGGCGCGGTGCACAACCGATCCGGCACCCGGTATCGCGGGGCTACCGAATCCATGGCGCGTGTGATCCCGTTCATGACCGGCGATGATGGCAATTTCCTATTCGAAATGGGGGAGCATTCCATCCGCATTTGGCAGGATGGGGAGCGGTTGACCTGGGTCGGCTCTGCCTGGGACGGCGGAACCACCTACAGCATGGGTGATGTGGTCACGGCAGGCGGCAACTACTACGTGTCCATGCGTGATGGGAACGTGGCGAACGACCCCACGGCGGCTGCCTACCCATCGAATGGGTATCAGGCCAGCGCGTCAGCCTACTGGTTCCTGTCCTCGGCACAGGCGATCGATGACATCGCCGAGGCCATCCTGCCCACGGTTCCCCCTGCTGAGCCCGTGGAATGGGGCAGCATCGATCCCGATCTGTATCCCGACATCCGTTTCGATCAGTCGGACAATCTGATGGTGCTGACCCTGCCGGGCAAGACCCCGCGCAAGATCATACGCGACAAGGCCACGGGCTTCTGGTCGGTCACGCGCATGGCCTTTGTGCCGGAGATCGACGGACCCACGGGGGTGACGGCAACGGCGGGCGGTGCGGGCGCGAACAGCTACGGCTACCGGGTGACGGCGTTCAATCGGGAAACCCGCGAGGAATCCCTGGTCGGCACCATGGCAGCGGCTTCCGTGGTGGACATCACGAACTCCACGCCTTACCTGGTGCAGACCACGGCAGCCCATGGGATGGCGACCGGCGACGAGGTGTCATTCACGGACTTGGTTGCCTTCGCCTTCTTGATGGAAGGCACATGGACCGTGACCGTGACGGGTGCCAGCGCCTTCACCATCGACGGAACCGCTGGCCCTGGGTCCACCACCACACTGGTCGGCAACTACGTCAAGCACCAGGCCAGGATCAGCAGCGCGGCTGCGGCGACCCCAGCGGCACCCCATATGATCGGCTGGACGGCGGTCGACGGCGCAGATAGCTACGTGATCTATCGCACGGAGAACGGCGTCTATGGCTTCGTCGGCGTCGCCCGGGGCACGGCATTCAATGACATTGGCTACACCCCGGACACGGCCGATGGTCCCCCGTTGCTGTATCAGCCCTTTGGCATCGACGATGACCAGGACGGCGAGTACCCCACGGCGGTAGCGTTCACGAATCAGCGGCTTGCGTTTGCGGCCACCGAGAGCGAGCCCCAGGGCATTTGGATGTCGCGCATCGGGCGGTTTGAGAACTTCACGGTGTCGAGTCCGATCAAGGATGATGACGCGGTCAATTTTCCCATCGCCAGCGGCCAAACCCGGCGCATCAATGCCCTGGTCGAGATCGGTCGTCTGTTGGCGCTGAGTGCCGCCGCCGAATGGGCGATCGACGGCGAGGGTGGAGGCGCGATCACGCCGAACACGGTCCGGGCACGTCGGCAGACCTATGATGGCGCTGCCAATATCGCACCCCTTCCCGCTGGCGCGGCTGCCCTGTATGTCGGCGACCGATCCAATTCCATTCGGGAGATCAGCTACAGCGAACTCAACCAGGGCGAGCGATCCCGCGACCTGCTGACCTGGGCTGGCCATCTGCTGGAAGGCTACACCGTGGTGGAGTGGGCACACCAGCGTGTCCCCGATTCCATCGTCTGGGTGGCCCGTAGTGACGGGATCCTGCTGGGCATGACCTATCAACCCGACCAGGAGGTCGTGGCCTGGCATCGCCATGATGTCGGCGGTGCAGTGAGGTCCCTGTGTATCGTGCCCGAGGATGACCGCGATGTGCTCTATATGGTCGTGGAGCGCGAGATCAACGGAGGCACGGTCTACTACATTGAGACCATGACCCCGCGCCGGACCGGGGTGAATGCTGCGTTCATGGATAGCTCCCTCAACTGGAACGGCAACAACACCACGGCCACCACGGTGACGCTGACGACGGCGGGCGGCTGGACGGTGGATGATACCTTGACCGCAACGGCCAGCGCGGCGTTCTTCAACTCAGGAATGGTCGGGCAGATGTTCCGGGCGACGGTCGGCGGCGTCGAGGTCTGGCTGACGGTCACGGGCTACACCAGCACCACGGTCATTTCAGTGCAGCCGGAGTCAACGGTTCCTGTGTCGCATCGGGCCGTTGCCATCAACGACTTCGATGAGGCCAGGAACTATATCTACGCCGTCCACCTGGAGGGTGAGACGGTGGCGATTCTGGGCGATGGCTTCGTGATGTCTGAGGACGTGGTGACGGGTGGTGTGGTCCAGCTCGACACCCACGCCACCAACATCAGCGTTGGCCTGCCCTACGTCAGCCGATTGGAAACCCTGGATCTGGAGTTCCCGGACGGCGAGACCCTGCTGGATAAGGCGATGCGCGTGCATCGCGTTGGCCTGCTCTTCCATGAGACTCGGCGCGGTTGGGTTGGCCCAGATGCCGCCAATATGGTGGCGTGGACGCAGAAGTCTGGTGAAGATTGGGACGACACCATCAATACCTTCACGGGCTTGGCGGAAATTAACCTGCGTGGGCGATTCAATAAGCATGGCCGCGTGACCATTGAGCAGCGCGACCCGCTGCCGATGCGCATCACCGCACTCATTCGCGTCGGCGAAGTCGGGGGGAACTGATGGGAGCTTCCGCAGCCGTAGGCGCATCTGCGCTGATGACCGCACAGAGCCAGTATGCCGCTGGTCGCAGCAATGACCGCATCGCCCGACTGAATGCCCAGCTGTCAGAGGACCAGGCGCTCACGGCTGAGCGTCGCGGGAAGATCCTGGCCCAGCGCCAGCGCACCGAGGTGCAGCAGGTCATTGGGGCGCAGCGGGCAGCTCTGGCTGCCAATGGCATCCGCGTGGACAGCGTGCTGGCGAGTCAGTTGGCCATGGACAGCGGGATGGCCGGGGAGCGCGACGCTCTGGAGATCGAGAACGCGGCGGCGTTGGAGGCCATGGGCTTCCGGACTCAGGGGATCAGCACCCGGCTGAGTGGCGAGCTGGCCCGCATCGAGGGCCGCAGCGATGCGATCAATACTGCCGTGCGCGGGGTGGCTGACACCTATGCCACCTACAAAGGCATCCGGAGATAACCATGCCGCGTGTCCCCACTTTGCAGGAGGGCGCTGCCCCGGCACAAGCACCAGGTGCCCGGATCCAGGCCACCGTGCGACCGCTGGAAGCCACGGGCCTGCGTGCAGTTGGCCAGGTGATGAGTGAAGAGGCGCGGCACGCTGTCGTCCAGGTGCGACAGACCCAGCTTGAGGAACTGCGCACGGCTCGCCAGCGGCTGATGAATGAGTTGCAGGCGGATCCCCAGAACGGCTATCAGACCAAGCGCGGCAAGGATGCATTCAGTGTCCCCGGCAGCTACAGCGAGTCATGGAAGAAGGGATTGGATGACCTTGGCAAGACCATCAAGGACCCCGCTGTCCAGGACATGTTCCGGTTGGAAAGTGAGCGGGATGGCGTCGCGTTCGAGCGCGGCATGTGGCAGCACGTCAGCCGGGAGCGGCAGGTCTATGATGATGAGGTGTTCCAGAATGGTCTGGCGACCGACCGGGAAACGGTGGCGCTGAACTACAACGATGAGCTGGGCGCAGTGCGTGCGATCGATGCGGCCATCGCTCGCGTGGACACCTATGCCGAGCGCAACGGCAAGCCCCCCGAGTGGCGCGAAGCGCGGGTGAAGGACCTGCAATCCGCTGGCTATCGGTCGGTGATCGAGCGCCATCTGGATGATCAGAATGCACCGGCTGCCAAGCAGTGGATGGAGCGCTATGGCCACGCCCTGACCGAGCAGGACCGGGCGGCGATGACCAAGGGGCTGGAGGCGACGGAGCGACGCGGGCAGGCGCAGGCGATCACGGATGAGCTGATGGACCGGGGCTTGAGCCAGGAGGCGGGTCTGTCGGAGATCCGGGAACGGTATCACAATGACCCCGACATGCGCGAGCAGGCAGAGGCCCGCTTCCTGCGCATGAGCACCCTCAAGGAACGGGCCGAGGCGGAAGAGGTCCAGAACCTGGGCCGGGATATCCACTCTGCGCTGATCGACCCGCAGAATCCCCAGGGTCTGGACGCCATTCCGTCGTGGAAGCTGGAGTCCCTGCGCGAGCGTGACCCGGCGACCTATGACGCCTTGCGCAAGGCTGATGCCGCACGGTCACAGGGCCGACCCATCGAAACCGATCTGCCCACCTATCAGATGCTGGAGCTGTCTGCGGCAGATCCTGCCACCCGTGGCGACTTTCTGAATACGAACCTCTACCAGTTCGCTGACCGGCTGAGCCCTGCCGACTTCAAGCGCTTCATTGGCATCCAGGCCGATCTGATTCGGGACGCCACCAATCCCGGCAGCGACTCGGCAACAGCCACGTTGCTGACGGGTATCCAGAGTAAGCGCGAGGTGGTGGATGAGGTGCTGGTCGGCGCGGGCATTGATCCCACGCTGTCCACCACCAATAAGGACCGGGAGAAGGTGTCCCAATTCCGGTCTGTGCTGGACCGCTATGTGGTGGCGGAACAACAGGCGACGGGCAAGGCCCTGCCCCCGCAACGCATCCGCGAAATCGCCGAAAGCCTGATGGTCAAGGTGACCATCGAGCAGCAGGCTGGGATTGTCTCCAATATCTGGAATCGTCGCAAGCCGTTGACCGGGAAGGAATCGGTCGAGGTATTCGCCTTCGAGTCGCCCGGGGTGTCTGGCCGGGCTTTCGCTGTCGATGATGTGCCCGAGGCAGATCGGCAGCAGATCGTGCAGGCCTTGAACCGGGCCGGTAAACCGGTCACGCCCACAGCCATCGTGTCCACCTACAACATCAAGCTGAGCCAAGCAGATGCCGACTGATTACGATGCCATCATTGCCCAGGCTGATGATGCTCCGGCTCCTGTGCCGACTCCCGACGTTGCCAATCCCTATGATGACATCGTTCAGGGCGAGAATCCACTCTTCCGGGTGTCGACCAGTCGCGGCCTGATCCAGGACGCGGATCGGGCAGCCCGCATCCTTCGCGCCCAAGAGCGGACCCGCCTGCCCGCTGATCTACTGGACCGCAACCTGGACCTGGTCGAGCAGGAGATGCAGCGGGTGGACTTCCTGCCCGAGACGTTCCGCGACAGCCCGGTGGTGTCGCAGTGGCTGTCTGAGCAGGCCGAGCATACGGCTATCGCCAAGGATGACCTGCCCCGGCTGGCTGAGATGGAGGCCCTGGTCCGCTCAGATCCCCAGGTGCAATTCCTGCCAGATGGGCAGATCCTGGAACGGCGCGGCGCGGCTGGGTTCTATTTTGCCAATCAAGCCGAGTACCTGCGCGAATGGAGAAAGCGGCGGGATCGCCAAGGCCTGGACCTTGACGAGCGCGAGGAAGCCGTGCGCGAATTGTCGGGAGCCTTTGGCCCCCTGGCGAATGTCGCGGCTGGTGGCTTCCAGTCCCTGACCAGCACGCTGCGTGCGGTGCAGGTCGGGGCCGAAGACTCGACAAAGTTCGCCCCGGCTGACCGCGTGGCCCAGGCCAGCTTCGATATCAATCCTGGTCTGTGGGGCGACATCCAGCGCGGCGCGGGTGCGCTCCTGGCTGACGTTCCCCTGATGCTCACGGGTGCCCCTTTGGCCAAGGCCACCACCTCGGTGGCGAATCTGGCACGCATGCAGCGCGTGCTGACGCCGACCATGGCGCGGGTGGCCCAGGGTGCGGCTGGCGCTGCCGCCGCCGTTCAGCCCCTGGCCATCCGCGAGGGTATCCTGACTGGCCAGGAACACGGCGTCTGGCATGGGCTGGCGGCATGGGGCATTGAGACCGGGGTGCCTGCGGCCTTCGGTCGGACCGGTATTGAGCGCGCCCTGATCGGCAATCTGGACGCCGCGGCGACCGACCGACTGCACACGGCGGCGGCATTCCTGATGCGCGAGATGGGCATGGAGGCCGCCGAAGAAGTTACGACCGAGCTGGCCCACGCACTCTATGAGGTCGGCAGCGGCATCGATCCGACAGCGCTGGACGCCGAGAACTTACAGCGGCGTCTGATCGTTGCCGGTGTGCTGGGTGCCGGTGCCAGCGCGGCGTTCAATGCTCCCGAGGCCATTGGGCGGCTGGGGCAGGATGTGAACCGCATCGAGCAGGCCCGCGCGGGCAAGGCGACGATTGAGCAACTGATGAGCCTGGCCAAGGATTCCACGACCCGCCAGCGCTACGCCCCCGGCTTCCAGGCCCTGCTGCAGAAGGCGACCGAGGCGGGCGGCGTCGGCACTGTGTTCTGGGACCTGGCGCAGTGGAACACCTTCTGGCAGGAGAAGGGCCAGGACCCTCGCGCCATGGCCGAGCAGGTCTTGGAAGATGGCGAGCTGTACGAGGAAGCCGTGGCCACGGGCGCGGCCCTGCCGATCAGCCTGGCCCGCTTCACCACCCAGATGGCCGACATTCCCGAGGCGGCTGGCCTGGCGGACTTGGCCCGCTTCGAGCCCGATGCCCTCAATGCCCAGGAAGGCGGATTCCTGATTGAGGACTTGACCAACCTGCCCCCCGAGGAAGCGGCGCGGTTGCAGGCTGAGGCACAGACAGCGGCAACGGCTGGGGCCGAGGCTGATCCCGTGGCGGCAATCCGTGCTGATGTGACGGAGCAGCTGGTTAATTCCGGGGTCGAGGCCAAGACCGCCGAGACCCAGGCGGCGCTCTGGGCCAATGCCTTCCAGTCCCTGGCTGAGCGATTCAACCGAGATGCGGCGACCCGTGGCGGGACCCCGGTGGATCCGGCGCAGTTGTTCGAGGCGTACCGGGTGCGAATCCAGCGCGTGCTGCCCGAGATGGCGGCAATGCAGCGCGGCAATGTGGATGTGGTGGACACCCTGCTGGACCGCCTGCGCACGGGCCAGCTTCCGACCGAATCCGACATCATGGGCCGCAGCCTGCGCGACTTCCTGATTGAGTCCGGTGGCGTGGTCGATGAGGGCACCGAGCTGAGCACCATCGGGGTGGACGAACGCCGCCGACCCTTCCAGAAAAAGCTGATCAATGCCAATGGATTCCCGAGCCTGGACCGTGCTGCCCAGGCTGCGCATCAGGCCGGGTACATCGCTGAGGCAACGCCCAATGCCCTGCTGGAAGCCCTGAGCACTGAGGGCGGCGCGGCAACCTTCGTCGCTGGCGATGTAGCAGACCCCCAGGCTGAGCAGATCCGCAACGCTCTGTTGGAATTGCAGGATGAGCTGGGGCGCTTGGGCGTGGACTTGAACACGCAGGACAATGTGGAGATCAAGCGGCTGTTGCAGGCTCCGCCGGTGGATGTGGGTGAGGAGGAATTGGCACAGGCAATGAGCAGGGAGCGTGCCATCGCCTATGTGGAATCCGATTCAGTCCCGCGCCAAGGCGAAATTGAGCGCATGCGGAAGGATTATGCCAGGGTAAAACAGAACTGGGTCAAGGCGGTCAGCGAGTCAGAGCATAAAATAAATAAGTTAACCGAGGCAGCAATTGGCCTAAAAATCGCCTATGACGAGGCGGTGACTGCGGCTGGAAATATGGACATTGGGAAGGTTCGGGACGATGCCTTCCGCAAGGCATTTGCAATAAATGATCAATATGATGACACTCGGATTGAACTTCGTAACGAGAAGGAGTTTTTAGAATCTGCTGCCATTCTTGCCAAAAGAAAATCACGGCCGCGACCGGGCCATATTTTCTTTCAATCACATCTGACCCCCGACATTTCCCACCTGAGCGACGAGGGCCGCGCCTACATCGAATCCCTGCCCGAGGCCGACCGCGCCTTGCTGGCTGGCCCCATTGCGTACCTGCGCAACCACCCGGACCCGATGGGGGACCGGGGCAATCTAATGATGTCGCTGGATGCGGCGAAGGCGATGCGGGGGCGGCAGCCGGAGCTGGCGCAATCGGCTTACCACGGCAGCCCACACAAGTTCGACAAGTTTACCACGGATCACATGGGCAGTGGTGAGGGTGCGCAGGCGTATGGGTGGGGCCTGTATTTCGCCGGTGAAAAGGCGGTGGCAAAGTATTATCAGGAAGTCCTTGCTCCGGATCCGGTGATACAGGACCTGAGCATCAGCGGCGTACCCGTGTACCGCCGTGGTGATCCAGTAGACTATTCACCCCGCACCAACGACAGCGCGGCCATCGCCAGGGCTGGCCTACAAGAGGCGTTACTCCTTGCCGAGCGCGAGATCGGCGCTGCCTACACGGCAAGCGGTGATGTGGGCGTGCGCGAAGTCATTCGCGGTGTCATTGATCAGCACATCAAGGCGCAGGACCCTGAGAACGATGCTGGGACGCAGTGGCTCAAGCAGCAGGCATTGCTCGCCCAGAGTGATAGCGCGTTCCGCATCAGGATTGACCACGACAAGGGACGCATCTACACGGTGGAGCTTCCCGAGGACGGTGAGTATCTGCTATGGGACAAGCCAATCACCCAGCAGCCACCCAAAGTGAAGGCGGCGCTCAAGGCAGCCGGGATTGACAAGGCTTACAAGGCCAACCTGTCTGATTTCGGCAGTCCCCAGAACACGCGCGGCTCCAGTAAACTCGGCTCTAGTGTCTACGAGTTCCTGTCATGGCAGCATGCCCTCAAGGCGAAGGCCGATGGGATTTCTGGCGAGGTCGGCCCCGAGGCAGCCAGCAAGCAGTTGCTCGCGCTGGGGATCAAAGGGATCAAGTACCTGGACGGCAACAGCCGCACGCAGGGCAAAGGCTCATTCAATTACGTCATCTTCGACGGCGCAGACGTTGCGATTCGCGAGTATGAGCAGCGCGACGATGATGCCAAGCGCGGCGGCCTGCGCATCGGCGCTGACCGGCAGATGTCCATCGTGCTCTACCGCGATGCGGATCTCAGCACCTTCCTTCACGAATCGGGCCATTTCTTCCTGGAAGTCCTGGGCGACCTCGCGGCCCGTCCCGATGCCCCTGCCGACATCGCCGCCGACATGGCGACCGCCTTGGAATGGATGGGCTGGACGGGCACCCTGGCCGAGTGGAACGCTGCCGACATCGAGGCACGCCGCCCCCATCACGAGACCTGGGCCCGTGGCTTTGAGGCCTACCTGATGGAAGGCAAGGCCCCGACCCAGGCCCTGCGTGGGGCCTTCGCACGCTTCAAGGCGTGGCTGGTCAGCATCTATCGCGACATGAAGGCCCTGGCCGTCGAGCTGACGCCGGAAGTCCGGGGCGTGTTCGATCGCCTGCTGGCCAGTGAGGCCGAGATCCGTGCCGCCCAGGATCGCCAGGGCGTGGCCCCCCTGCCGCGTCTGGCCTTCGATTCCGACGAGGACTTTGCGGCCTACCAGGAATCCCTGGCGGCATCGACCGAGCGGGCCGAGACGGAGCTGCGTGTGCAGCTGATGGCCGAGGAACGCCGTGGGCGCACCCAGGCTTGGCGCGACGTGCGGCGCACAGTGCGGGCCACCATCCAAGAGCAGATCGATCAGCGACCGGAATACGTCGCCATTGCGGCGTTGCAGAATGGCACCCTGCCCGATGGCCGGACCCTGCCTGATGACCTGCGAGGCTTGAAGCTGAACAAGGCCGAGATCGTCAACACCTTCGGCGAGCAGGCCCTGACCCAATTGCCGGGCCGCAAGCCTGCTGGCGCGGATGCGCGGGCGAATCCCCGCAACCGGGGGAACAATATCTATGGCGACGAGGGCGGACTGTCCCTGCAAGCGGCTGCGGACCTGTTCGGCTTCCGCGATGCGGCGGCGATCTGGGAGGCCCTGGTCAATGCCCCCGACCGGCGGCAGTTGATCGAGGCGGAGACCGATCTGGCGATGCGCGAGCGCTTCCCGGATCCGATGACCGATGGATCGATCGAGCAGCGGGCGACCGAGGCGGTGCACGGGGATCACCGTGGCGACCTGCTGGTGCGCGAGATGCGTGCCCTGTCGGTGCGGGTCGGACAGACTCCGGCCCCACGTGAGGCCCTGCGCAATGCGGCCCGGCAGGCCGTGGGCCGGGCCAAGGTCGCACGGCTGCGCCCCCATCGCTTTGAGGCAGCGGAGCGGGCGGCAGCGCAGAAGGCCCAGGAGGCGGCAGCCCAGGGCCGGTGGGCGGATGCCCTGGTGGCCAAGCAGCGCGAACTGCTGAATCATGAGATGTACCGGGCGAGCCTGGCGGCCAAGCAGGAGGCGGAAGTGGCCTTCCGCATGTTCCGCCGACTGAGCCAGAAACCGTCCCGTGAGCGCATCGGCAAGGCCGGCGGCTGGGCCTGGACCGTGACCGGGCCAGATGGCTCAACGACCGAGGTCGACAGCGAGGATGCTGCCCGCGAGGCGGCGGGGCGTGTGCCCGGTTCCACCTGGGAACGGACATCGAGCTATCTGGACCAGATCGACGGCATCCTGGCGCAGTACGAAATTACCAAGGTGTCGGCGAAGGCCCTGGCGCGGCGTGAATCCCTGGCGGCGTGGCTGGCCAGCGTGGATCCCAGCGGCGATGCCACGGCGGTGCCTGATGAGGTGCTGGGCCGGACTCAGACGAAGAACTGGCGGCAGCTGACGGTCGACGAGTTGCGCGGGGTGCGTGATGCCTTGGCCAACATCGAGGCCCTGGCGCGGCACAAGAACCAGTTGCTGGCAGCGGCCCGGCAACGTGACTTCACTGAGGCGCGGGACGCGGCGGTGGCCAACCTGGAAGCCAACGTCCGCAAGCTGCGTCCTGAGCGGATCGCAGCAGAGCGGACTGTGGTCGACCAGGCCGGGGATGCCTTTGGCCGATTCATCGCGGCCCATCGCAAGGTGTCGTTTATCGCCCGCGAGGCCGACGGCGGCGCGGATGGCGGGGCGTTCTGGGAGGCCATTGTCCGACCGATGAACGAGGCCCAGGACCGTGAGGTCACCATGCGCGCCGACTCGGCGCAGGCATTCGCGGCACTGACCAAGGCGTGGCAGGCATCGGGCGCGAATTCCAAGGCCAGGGTCCACATCCCCAGCCTGGGCACCACGCTGAACCTGGAGACCAGGATCATGGTGGCGCTGAATTGGGGTAACCAGGGCAACCGGGATGCGATCCTGTTGGGTCAGGGCCAGCAAGCCTGGAACCAGCAGAACGTGGACGAGATCCTGGCGACCCTGACCGATGCAGACTGGAACTATGTCGAAGGCATTTGGCGGTGGGTCGATTCCTTTTGGGCAGAGATCGCGGCCAAGGAGCAGCGCGTCACCGGCATCGCCCCCGAGAAGGTGCCGGCGGATCCCTTCCGCGTGGGTGATCGCGTGGTGCGCGGTGGGTATTTCCCCATCCACTACGACCCGGCACTGAGCGCATCGGCGGAAGTCCGGCAGGCGATGGAGGCGGCGAACCGGTACCAATCGGGCGCGGCGATGCGCAAGACCACGGCACGCGGCCACACCAAGCAGCGCACCCAGCGGCTTGGCCCGCTGATGCTGTCGCTGGATGTCATCCCCCGCCACGTGACCCAGGTCATTCATGACCTGACGCACCACGAGGCGATTATCGACGTGAACAAGTTTCTGGCGGATCCGACCTGGACCACGGCGGTGCGCGAACGACTGGGCCGCAATGCCCACATGCAGATGTCGAGCTGGGCCGGGGACTTGGCCCGTCCGGCACTGAATGAGGACGGCATTGGCAAGTTCATCCGCATGCTCCGCAACGGTGTCAGCGTGTCGGTCATGGGCTTTAACGTGGGCACGGCGCTGGTCCAGGTGACCGGTATCGGGCAGTCGATGCAGCGGACTGGCGTGGCGGCATTCGGGCGAGCCTTCGCCCAGATGGTCCACGATCCCGACCGGGGTGAATCGGCCTTTGCCTTCGTCAAGGGCAAGTCGGAATTCATGGCGGCACGCGACACCACGCGCATCCGGGACCTGAATGAGGCGGTCAATCAGATCCAGGGCACCGGCTGGCATGCCAAGTTGACCACGGCGGCCTATTGGATGATGACCAAGACCCAGACCATGATCGACACCCCGACCTGGCTGGCGGCCTATGAGACGGCGCTGACCCAGGGCAAGGATGATGCCAGCGCGGTGGCCATCGCTGACCAGGTGGTGCGCGACACCCAGGGCAGCGGCATGACCGTGGACCAGTCGAACGTGCAGCGTGGCGCGGTGTCGCAGCTTTTCACCGTGTTCTACAGCTACGCGGCCAGCACCTTCAATGCCTCACTCAACAGCGTGGCGCAGGCCCGCAACGCCGGATTCACGGCGGCCAGCATGGGCAAGCTGATGCAGGACTTCGTTCTGCTCTACAGCGTGCCAGCGGCCATGTATCTGGCGATCAAGTACGCCATGGCGGCGGCGGTCGGTGGCGAGGATGAACTGAAGGACCGTGACTTCCTGAGCGATCTGGCCATGGAACATGTCAGCATGGGCATGAACAACCTGGTGCTGGTGCGCGAGCTATCGGGCACCGTGACCAATGGCTTCGGCTACCGTGGTCCGGCTGGGACCAGGGCTCTGGAATCCATCAGCCGGGTTATTCAGCAGGCCCAGCAGGGCGAATTGGATCGCGGCCTGGGCCGTGCGGGGTTGGATGCGGCTGGTGTGTTCTTCCGGCTGCCGGTTCGGCCCCTGACGCAGATCCTCGATGGCTGGAATTACGCCCAGGAACAAGGTGTAAACCCGGTACTTCCGCTACTACTTGGTAAGCCACGGCAGTAGCCCCTGTGTATTCATCTCTGCAACAATTCAGTGAGCGGGGGTGCTGGAGCGACATCAAGGTAGGCTCCTAGTCAATGCTGAATCGCGTTCATCGGCGTCGATGGGGTCATGGGTCAGCGGGATCTACACCCCCCAGCGACTATGCCATGCCGTACCTGGTCGGCGGCATGACCGGGGCTGACTCGGCCCTATTCGCGAGTGCTTCCGGCTATGAACCTGGGACCCTCCTTCAGTCCTTCAGTGGGGACGTGTATCTCTATTGCGTCCGGGTGCTGAACGGTCGGATCCTGGCGGCATCTGAGGATACCGTTGCGTATTCTACCGATCCGGGCGACCCCTACACGCTCTCCACGGTGGCGAATCCATCGAGCGGCACCCCGATCGATGCCGCAGTCGGAGCTGACGGCAGCATCCATATGCTATCCAACCCTGGGGCGGCTGCTGGGGAGATCTGGCGCTCAGCCAATGGCGGGGCGACCTGGGCGGATGTTTCGCCAGCGTCTATGGATGACCTGATCTATGACTTGGCAATCGTGGCAGGTGTCGGTGATGAGTTGGTGGTTATGACTGCGGATGGGGGTGCTACTGATTATAACGCTGCCTACTCCGTCAATGGCATTACCTGGGCACGGGTGACTGGCCTGATCACGGTGTCGGCCAATGGTCCACTTGGCCTAGCCTACGATCCTGATGGGGACCGCTATATTGCAGCGGTGACGGATGACACGAGTGCGCAGCTCTTTGTCTCTGATGCGGCGACCTCCGTAGCGACAGCTGGCTGGACCGAGAAGACCGCATTTCAGACCGCGTGGAATGCCGCTGGATTTACGCAACCTCCGTACCGAGCGGCGTGCTCGCCCGCTGGTGCCATCATGGTCGCTTGCAGTGCGGGCACGTGCTACTCATCTGATGATGGGGCATCATGGACCACGGTCGCCATCAGTGGGCAGATCATCCCAACACATTCCCTCTTCTGGTCGGCGCGGCTGGGCGCGTTCGTTATGAGCGCAAACAACGATTCATCGGAAGGCGTCGTCAAGTCCTACAATTCCGGGTCGCATACCTGGAGTGACATCACGACTTCCCCGTCTGCAACCTATATCACTTTCGGCTCCGCCGCAGAGTTTCCACAACCATGAGGACCCATGGACCCTACATCCGCTTCCGCCGCCGCAACCGTCGCTACCGAACTCTGGAAAGTCGGCGGCATCGCCGCTGTCCTGCTGGCCATCATCGTGGTGGGTGGATACCTGATGTTCCGCTTCCTGATTGGGATGATCAAGGAATTGGGGGAGCGATTAAGCGATGTGCAGGATTACCAGCGCGACCATCTGGAGAAGGTGGTGCAGGATAATACGGCCAGTAACCATGCGGTTGTTGTCGCCTGTGATAATCTAAGGACCGCACAAGGCCAGGTCTTCGATGCACTCAGGGTCCGGCCCTGCCTGATTGAGACAGAAAAACTGCCCGCTGTCAGGACGCCCATTCCGACCAGTAAGCCGATGGCAGCCATGATCCTGTTGGCCCTGGTGTCCATGACTGGCTGCGGTCGATCAGAGGCCGACCTTCGCCGGGATCAGTTCGCTGCCCAAGCCGCTGCCGATATCGATGCCCACGCCCAGGCCGCCGCTCTGGGTTCGCCCCTGGTGGATCGGGTGGCCGATATCCGCCGCCTGTGTGCCGCCTTGGCTGGTTCCTTTGGGTATCGCATCGATGCGACTGCCGCCCCCGTCTATCCTCTTGTGGAGGCTCCCTGATGTTCCGTGTCCTTCTGATTGCCGCGCTGCTGTGGATCCCCATCACCGGAAGCCCAGACGAGCCGACGCCTGTGGGCCCGACCGTTACCGCTGAGGCCATCGTCGCAGATTCCGCAGCCGGGACCGCCGCTGCCGAAGGCCTTGCTGCCAAGGCACCAGAGCCACCTGCGCCCATGTGGCCCTGGCTGGCTGGCGGTGGCCTGGCCATGGCCATTGCTTTCGGTCGGCGGGCTTTACGCCTGGCTGAGATGATCCCTGGTGTTCCTGGTCTACTGGCAGGCTTGGCGAATATGGGCTGGGACACCCTCGCCACCAAGGAACAGAGGGCCGCTGAGGCACGCGGCGAGGTTGCCCTGCGGGAAGCAGTCGCCTTCGGCAAGGCGGCATTCACGTTGTTGCAGGCCAAGGACCCGGATCGCGCTGCGGCCCTTCTGCGGGCCGCCAAGGAGGTGCAGCGGCGTCTTGGGGTGCGCGAGGATCTGCGTCCCGTGATTGCTGCCGTGGACGCTGGCGATTCCCCCCTGATGGGCATTGCACAGGGGGTAGCGGTTTTGTCTCCCGGCTGATCTGGCCACGGCGTAGCCTGTCGCCATGCACAAGGACGCGGTGTATCTATCCCCCGGGGAGTACCTACTGCGGGTCTTTAATGGCCCCAGCAAGTTTGCCCGTCGCTTCGATTGCGATCGGGGGACCGCCTGCCGCCTAGGCAAGCATACCCGCACCCTACCGGCTGAATTCGCGGTCAGGTTGTTGGACGCCGCCGAGCAGCTTGGCCTCGATCTGACCAGTGACGACTTGATCTTTGGCCGCTGGCTGATGCCTACTGGCGCAGTTGTGAGCGCTCGACAGCCAGCTTCCGCGCCTCTTCCAGGCAGGCTTCCCGTTCCTGCCGAGCCGAATCCCGGAGCCAAGCGTCGGGGCCGTCCCGCAAGCAGGCAAGTAGGCGTTGGGTTAGCGTAGCGTAGCGGTCACAGATGGTTTTGGTGGATCGCTTGGTCTGCTCGTCGATTTCGCCGATGATGTCGAGCAGGGCCTTCCCCTTGCTGTCGATCAGGGCCTTGCGGATAGAGACGATGTCGGTGATGGAATAGAACCGATTGCCCCGGTCATCCCTCTGCGGGCGCGGGAAGCCGTAGCGGCGCTCCCAGCTGCGCAGGGTGGTCACGGTCATGCCGCAGGCTTTGGCAACGTCGCCGATGCGGTAGCTCACCCCCGCCCCCACGGATCAAACCGCCACCCGATGGCATTAGACTTCCCATCTTCCCCATTGTCCCCAAAGGTTAGGAAGACGCGCCCATAGCTGTCCTGGTTGACCTTGAGCATATTGGTCGCGTCGTGGGCTCCCTCCCAGGACCGGAGGAAGCCGTAGCGGGGTGGCACGGGTTCCAGATCCATCTCCACCTCGCCGATCCCAGGAACGTGGACGCGGACAACCAGGTCCCCGTCGAACATCACCCGCGCTGGGTCGTCCCGATAGGGCCGGAAGCTTCCGTTCGCCAGCAGGATCTCGCTGGCGGTGTACGACCCAGACGGCGGCGCAACGGTCTGGTGCTGTGGCTCGGCGGGTTTGTGGCAGGCGCTCAGGTAGAGGCAGGCCAGGATCAGTAGGGTTAGGATTGCTCTCATGTGTCCCCGTCCTGCACAGGGATATCACGGATATCTCTGCGCTCGCCGTGTAATACCGTGTTGGGCGGGCGTGGAACTCCAAGCCGCTCAGCGCACCGGTAGTGATACGCGAGACTCGCATCGGGAGGCCCAAAGGGAAATCCTGTTGGGGCTGCGCCATCAACACGAACGGGGTTTCCGCACGGACAGGTATGCGTCATTTTGGTCGGCATGTTTGGTTCGTCCAACCCCGAGCCCAGCCGCAGCGAAGCTGACGGCAGCGGCGACGTGTTGGGCGGCGGTTTGATCGACATGGCATTGGCGCGTCCCTCACGCCGCGCCCGCGTTATCTGAGATTTCAGGAGAACGTGGTACACGACGCGCCCGTTCTCCGTGATGATGCCGTTCGATCCTGGGAAATGCTTCGAGAATCTTCGGTGCCAAGCGTTCCACTTGTCCCACCGTTGGAGGTCAGTGTGGTCTGACGTGTCCGGCTCTGGCCCACAGAGGTCAATATACTCTAGGCTATGGTTCATGTGGTTTCCTTGTTCGTTGATTCACCAAGTTCGTTAGCAATTCGCGCAAATGTCACCATTTGCGGCTTTGAGTAGCCAAGCCGGTTATCATTAAGTGGTCCGCCGATGCAGTAGATATGGATATTGGCTCTGCGTATTCGCTCCCTTAAGTTAGCAACTTCATCCAATAGCTCTTCAATGCGTTTGGCTTGCCGAGCGATCAATTCTATGTCGGTCATGGCTGGGTTCCAACATCGCCCAACAACTCGCGGCTGCGGTAGCCCCCAGCAATTCCGAGCTTCACCCGGCGCTTGTATTCGCGCCAGTATTTCGCTCGGGGATGGGTGCTGGTGATACGTCGGCCAATGCAGGCCGTGGCTCTATCCTCTTTGTTAATTGCCACGCTTCCCTTCCCTCGCCGGGTCACCCCAGACAACCTGGTTGGCGCGTAGACACCGAAGGCGACCTTGGTCAGAAGCCCACGGCGGCGCAGGTTGAGGATGATTTTATGGGCCTGTTTCTCGCAGCAGGACACGACCACAGAGGCCTCACGTGGACGGATCCGGCCCCAATCCCTGGCTGCGGAGAGGACCCTGGCAGCAGATGGATGCAGATCGCTTAGGATGGGATCTACCGTCTGCTCCGTTGCCACCTGGCGCAGGACCGAGGCTATGGCCTGATCCCGAGGTTTCCCCTGGTCGATCAGGGCGCAGGCGAGGCGGGTCAGTTCGGTGATGCGGCTCATGGCGTCGCCTCCTGGGCTTGCTGTGGTGCCAGGAAGGCCTTGAGCGCGGCCTTGGCGGGTTCCAGGTTGCCAGCCAGGGCGTTTCGCATCGCCCGGAATCCACTGGGCTCCCTGATCGGCTGCTTGCGGCAGTAGGCCAAGTACAGGATTGCGGCCATCTCGTAGAGCGTTAGGCCGTCCACCTCGCGAGACCATTCCGCACCCCGCTGGCCCTCCTGGTTGCATCGGAATGCTCGGAAGATCAGCGTTGGGTCGTCAGACCTGCCAGCTGTGCGGATCTCGTCTGGATCGATTGCTGAGAATCGCCGCCGTGCGCCGGGTGCGGGACTACTCGGCGGCGGCGACGTAGGAGCCGCATTCTCTTTCCCCTTCCCATTCATATTCCCATTCCCCTTCACGCGCACCAAGTCCGCACCTTGCTGCGGGATTCCCGCACGTGGCTGCGGACTTTCCGCAGACGTGGAACCATCGGCGTCTTCACCCGATGCGGACCTATCTGCGTTAGTGCCTGTTTTCTCTGTGGTTACAACATCATCCACGTCAACCTCTTCGACCCACCCGATGGCAATGAGTCGCGGCAAGGCCTCATCAAAAGCCTTGGCCGACCCCCTTGTCATGCGGGCGATGTCTTTGGTTGACATCGCTCGTCCAGAATCTGTGACCATGGAACCGCGCTTGGGCATCCGTGATGCCGCAGCAAGCAGCAGGCACCACGCACCGTAGTGCGACATTCCCGCAGGGTGGTCCATTAGCTCCATGAAGCCGACGCCATCGAACTTATTGGGGAGCGGCAACCACTCTGGGCGTTTCAACTCGCGGCTGCGGTTGTTCTCGTAGTGATCATCCCAATTGCGGATGCGCAAGGCTTTGGTCATCTGGTCACCTTCACCTGATTCCAAAAATACGGGGTCAGCGCCAGGGCCCTGGCCCGCTCAATCGTCAGCGGCTTCCCATTCATCAGCCCAGGGATCGGCCAGCGCAGGACGGCAGCGCCACCATCCCAGCACCAGACCACTAGGGATAAGCCACCGGCAGCGACGTAGCGATCGAGGGCGCGGATCTGGTGGTCCTGGCCACTGCCGCGATCCGTCTTCCGGAAGTCGGCCAAGGACAACGTGGCGTCACCCCTGGTGCCATCGGGGCGCAGGGGTCCGGTGGTTTTTTTAACCTCCACGCGGACCCCGGTGCCATACCCAGGGATCAGAGCGTAGATGTCCCCGCTGACCTTCTTGGCGTAGAGGGTCTTGCCCCGGATCACACGGGTGGGGGTGGCGATCTCTTCGACCTCGACCAGGCCGAGGTGGCGCAGGAGGGTCGCGGCGACCAGTTGGCCGGCGCGGCCACGGCGTTGGTTCTGGCGACCACGGAGAGAGGCGGTGGTCATGCTGCCACCGCCTTGCGCGGCAAGTTCGCCGCCACGATGGCAGCCGCGACCGGTGGACACACGCTGTTGCCGATCCTGGCGATCTGCTGCGACTTGGTCCCGGTCAGGATGTAGTCATCCGGAAACCCCTGGGCGCGGGCGAGTTCGCGCGGGCTGAGCATCCGCATGCCGATATCGACCAGGGCGTAATCGGTGCCGTCGATGGTGACGGTCACTAGGCCATGCCTGGCACGGGTCACGATGGTCGCCATGGGTTCTGTCAGTGCCTGATCCTGGGAGCCCTGGCTGTAATATTGGACCAGGAAGGCGGCGACGACAGCGAAGCGTTCAGTGGTCAGCACCGTGGACACCGGCACATCTAAGGCCTGATCGCCACCACCGTGCCGAGCACCGATCTGAATCAGGCTCCCCGATATCACAGCCTTGGTGTCGGTGCTGGTGATCGTGTGTAGTGGTTCGCTGAGCGGCTGCCCGGTCGCGCCGCCGTTGTGCTTGGCGAGAAAGGCAGCGACCAGCGCATGATGATTGCCCTGGGCCGTGACCGTAGTCAGCGGTTCGTTGGCGCTATTCCATTGCTTGTCACCATGGCCCATGCGAACGACGACGGGCGACACCAGCGCCTGTTCGCCGCGGTGAGCCGTGGTGATCGTCGCCATCGGCTCATCGAGGGACCTGCCCCGGAAATGGTCGGTGCCGTGCGTGATCGGCATGATGAACGGCTTGCCCTGGAGCACGTACCGGGCGATGCCGCGAGCGATGCGGCGGCACGTCGCCGGCGCGAGGGGTTTCTTGCGCTCAAATATCGACGGGCATGGGATCGACCAATCGATGCACCCGGCCGCCGTGCGCCACGGCTCTGGCTTCCCGAGTTTGGTGTGTGATGGCTCTGGCCAGGTAATCGCTTCGCCGTCGCAGCGTGCGACCAGGAACAGACGCTTGCGGGTGGTCGGTGCGCCCTGGTCGGCACAGATGATCGTCCGCCACTCGACGGTGTAACCGTACTTCTTCCATTCCCGAATGAAGGCGCGGAAGTGTTCGCCGGCGCGGGCCTTGATGGGTTTGTTGTCGCGGTCGAGCGGGCCAGCCGTGACGAACTCGGGGACGTTTTCCAACACGACGATGCGCGGCTTGGTGAACTTCGCCCAGCGCAGGCCGATCCAGCACAGAGCGCGCAGGCTAGCCGAGACTGGCGCAGCTCCACGCGCGCGGCTGAAGTGACGGCAGTCTGGGGAAAGCCACAGCAGGCCCACGCGCTGGTCGCCCACGAGAACAGTCGGGTGGACCTCGCGGTGGAAGACGCTCTGGCAGTAATGCCGGGTCGCCGGGTGGTTCTGCTCGTGCATCTGGATCGCGTGCGGGTCGTGGTTGATCGCGATGTCTGGTGGTCGGCCAGTGGCCATCTCGATGCCGTGCGATGCGCCGCCGCCGCCGGCGAAGAGGTCAACGATCAGTTCACCGACGAGGATACCGCCGATGCCGGGGATGCAGGTTTGGCGGATCATGCCTTCCCCTTCCGGTGCTGATCCGCACACGGACACGATGTGAAATGGGACGTGCCATCCAGATTGACCGGCATCCGCTTCCCCGATTGCGTCACAATCCACCGAATACCATCGCGACACGATGAGCACGTGGCCATGGGAGTGCCGGGGGGAATCAGGAAGACCTGCGGCGCACGCTGCGGCAGGGCCATGCCGTGCTTGTCGCAGACCTCTTGGGCGTGGTGCTCGCACAGGAAGCGATGGACCAGGGTTTCCGGCGTGCCGGTGGCTGACACCAGCAGGGCGGTGCCGAGGTGCGTAGCGGGTTTGCCACATGCGACATCCTGGCCGTGCTTGCAAGTGCGGTCAGCATCGGGCAGTCGGTAGATGGTGCGCTTCCAGGTGCCCTGCGGTTTCGGCGCGACCATCCACACCGTGGCGGCTCGGCCACTGGATCCCTTGCGCGTGAACTTGGCGTCCACGACCAGGCCGCGCTCCACCAGCTTGATGCGCCGAGGACGGTAGGTGTTGCCTTCCATCTCCAGCAATTCCTGGCCCTCTTCGTCGGTCAGCCCATCGGGGCAGCGACGGAGGATGTCCAGGACCTCGGCTTCCAGGCGCGGAAGATCCGGGGTGATGGCGGTGAGGGCATCGCGGCTGGTGGTGGAGGCGGTCATTTAGCTACCACCCCAAAGAACGCGGCCAGCCGATCATGCCCATATCGGCCCTGCGTCATCTTCACCATGTCGCGCACAGTCACGTCAGCCTTTGCTGCACCGGTCGATTCAACAAAATGACGCACACCTGCGGCGCAAGCGCCCGTGATTGAGCGATAACAGGCCACTGCATCACCAAAGGATAGTGTGCTATCCAGCGTCAGGCTCTTGTATTGATCGGTGTCGCGGTTGGTGACTTTGTAGACCAACGATTCCCGCGCCTCATCAAGCGTTTCACCGTGGGACCAATTCGTCCCATCAGTGACCAAGTATGAGGTCTGGTGCTTGCCGACGATCTGCACGCGAAACACAGGCCCGTGCTCATTGATCACTTTGGCTAGGATGCCATCGGCCAAGATGTGCTCCTTCCACCGGAAAGAAATCACACCGGGGCGGCGAACATTCGGGCGGCGCGAACGCTCGACGCTGCGCAGGTAGAGGTAGCCCCCGACCGTGGGATTGAAGCCGTCCGGGATCGCGGTGACGCTGCTCAGGTCGAGGTAGCCACCGACCGTGGGATTAAAGCCGTCCGGGATCGCGGTGACGCTACTCAGGTAGAGGTCGCCCCCGACCGTGGGATTGAAGCCGTCCGGGATCGCGGTGACGCTACTCAGGTAGAGGTAGCCCCCGACCGTGGGATTGAAGCCGTCCGGGATCGCGGTGACGCTGCGCAGGTCGAGGTCGCCAGG